CACCCGTGAACTGCATCTGACCATTTACCAAGTTATATACGTCAGTGCCGATTGGCAAAAACGCACCAACTGGCAAACCTGACACAACAACAGAAGTTGCTGAAGGAGCGCCACCAGACACGTATGTGCTTGAGAGGCTAACTTGTGTATCAGGAACCAAGTTCAATACACGGAAGCCACCACCAGAAGCGTTAGCAGACGCACCAACAACAGACATACCACTGTTACCAGTAGATGCAGAGCCAGTTTGTGTGCCGCCAGCCATGTTAGCGCCAACGAGAATTGAAGAAGCTGAACCAATAGTTGTACCACCAGCGGTAGTAGTAACAGCGACTTTCATCACTTGGTCAGGATCGTCACCAATAATAGCAGTAATATCGCCAGCAGTAACATTACCGGGGTAATACTGGGCAAATTGACGTTGCTTAGTCGTAGGGTTTGTGTAATAGCAACCCAAGAAAACACCAACCGTTGTATTGGTAGTGCTAACAGGGTAAGTTGCAATCACAACATAACCAGCAGACAAAGTAACTAAGTCACCGTAGTACATAGCGGTGCCGTAGTTGTACTGAATAGGTAGATTACGAGTAGAACCCGCAAATACCTGTCCACCGATCAGATTGACCGGTTTGACGCCATAAGGGGCGTCGATGACGGGATAAGCCATAAAAGACTCCTATTTAAATTTAAGTACCTTTACCAAAGCTAGACGAGGATTTATTCTCCCTAAAGAGAGGCATCCGCGCATCACTTTGACGCATAAGGTTGTTGTCTACAGCTTCCGTCTGAGATTGTGTCAACTTGTTAAAGTGCGTATTACGCTGTTCCACAAACTCTTTCGGGGTCTTACAGAGTAACAACCCGCCAATTTCAACATTGTCTTTGTATCGACTTGATGGATCGGCTAACAGTCTAAATTTTGGCTGCTCTTCTAAAGTAACTGGCTCCCAGCCTTCACGCAATTTGCTTGAAAGGTTACGAGGGTCAGCTGCATTCAAATTAGCAACACGAATCCAACGATAAGCAAAGTCCGGGTGCTTGTCTGGTTCAGGTAGAAGTTCGGCCTGCTGCCACTGTTTAGGACGTTCAGCCATCAATCTATCTTCAAGTTCACGCGGTTTTCTGTTTTCAGCCATTAGAGGCCTCCATTTCGAGTTTTGCCTTGGCATATTGCTCGGGCGTTAAATTTAATTTTTTGGCCAAACTCATTTCAGACGGATTCAAACGAACCCTCTTAGGAGCAGTTGACCTTGTAGCCGGTGCAACGACCGAACTTCTTCGAGCGGCTGGGCGCTCATTTTGTTCCGCTTCTTCCTCAAATCTCTCTGGGAATCGCCTGCGGATTGTGGCGTCTATCTTTCGATAATACTCTTGTGATGAAACCTGAACACCTTCGCGCTTGAGCTTTTCATGGAGCCCCAGAGCTAAACTTGTCATCTCTTCATCTTCTCCGAACCACTGATTTTCCTGTTGCCAGGCTTGCGCGCTGGGGTCAGGACGGAACTGTGGTACCGGCTGTGGTTGCATTTGTACAGGAGTTTCTTGCTCTTGTAAAGGCTGTGGACGAAAATTCTTTACTTTTTCGGTTTTAAGGGTTGCTTGAGTCAGACGTTCTTGAGCTTCCATCACCTTATCGGTGTCCCCAGAATCGTAAGCTTCACGGTACGCGCGCTTGGCCGCATCCATCTCCATAGCCACAGCCTTCTGAACCGTAGCAAGTACGTTCTTCTCACTGTTATTTAGGTTGGACTTAAGACGATTGTTCTCTTGCATCATCTTCTGGGCAAAAGCAATAGCCTCTTGTTGCTCGCGCAAAGCGTTCTCTTTCTCACGGCGTTCTTCGTGAGCCAGCCTCTTCATCTGAATAAGCTTCTTTTTAACTTTGGTAGAGTAGTCTTCGAGCTCATCGTTATACAGCTCTTCTTTGACTTTCTCGTCCATGGGAGGCTTATTGCGATCCTCCGCAGGCGTGTTGTCTTCTACGTCAACGATGATCTGTTCATCTGTTTGATCGTCTTCGGTTGTGACTTTTACGTCATCCTGCTCATCGGGAAATTTAAATGTACTCATGTCGTTCCTTATTTGCGGCGGATGCCACGTGGATCGTCTACTACGCCTTCAACAGAATCGTCATTGATCACACGGAATTCCTTGCCGTGAATAACCAGTCGCGTTCCTGAGTTGGGTCTAATCAAGATAAAGTCACCCTTCTTGCAGTACGGGCCAGATGGGAATCGGCTTTCGTCTTTGTAGCAATCTGGGCCCATGTCTACTACGAATAACACAGTAGTCAGGGTTTCCTCGATCATGAGGGTTTCTTCCGCTTTTACGAGTCCGGACTCTCCGTATTCTTTTTCTATCTCGGGGATAGCACAAAGAATTCTGTAACCAGATGGGCGGGGAAGTTGTTTAGCCTTCTCCTCTGGTTTAGTGTTCAAGAGCATGGATAAATCCACGGCCTTGGTAATGTCGAGATTAGAAATCTCACTCGTCATCGTCATCGTGATTGACTCTTTCTTGTAGGTCTATGATGTATAAACGTGCAGTGAGTAGACCTTTAACCTCTCCACACATTCTCTTGTACTCCGCAAAGTCTTCAGCCTTGCCATCGGCTATTGACATTTGGAGTTGGGATATTTTGTCATCTATCTTTGAAGCTAGAAGTTTTAAATATTTGTCGATCATTTTTTGTTCCTCATCATTTCAGCCAAGAGTTTGTTCTTTTCGGTCTGGGCGTCTTGAGCCAGTTCCTGTTGATCTTTCTGTACAGTCGCTTGGATCCGCGCCATATCAATTTCCTTTTGGGTCATGATGCGTTCGCGTTCAATCTGTTGCTGCGATTGTTTGAGCTGGGCGTCAGTCGCATCCTTCTGAGCCTTACGCTGTGCCTCTTGACCCTTAAGCTGCAGCTCTTGTTGTTGCATCTGGATCAGAGGATCTTGTTGCATAGCCGCCGCTTGGGCTTGTTGGGCTTGTGCGGTATTGGCCTGCAGTAATTGTGCACTTGCCTGCGCGATGAGCTGTGACAGCTGGACTTCCACATCCTCTGGCAATTTCTCTTCTGGGCCGGGCAATGGCACACCCATTTGCTTCTCTATTAACTGACGATAGTGGAAGCCTAAGTGTTCGGCAATGTGAGCCTGCATAGAAGCCATGATCATGTTGGCCTGTGGGTTTTGGCCTATAGTCTTCATAATCAAAGGATCTTGCATGAACGTCTGGTGGGTGGCAATGTGGGCTTGTTGATCTTGGTAGATAAACGCTTTCATTGGCATACCCTTTAGTGCGGCCATGTTCTCGCTGACTGGGTCTTTTGGTGTCTCATCGTCTGGTAAAGGCACCAGCTTCTGGGCGTTCTTAATTCCTAAGACGTCAAGCATCTGTCTATGCAACTGTGGTAAGTCATAGATTGCAGGAGCCTGTTGGGACAGCTGGATCACCGCCTGATACTGAACAATCTTCTGCGCCATCGTGGCCGCATTTGGGTCAGACACAGGGATCACATCAACTAAATCGTAATCAGACTGTTTAGCCTTGCGTGATCCCTCTTCGGGTTCGTAAGAATACTCAGGCGGTGTGTAGTCACGAATGATGTCGCGTAGCAGAGCCAGCTCTTGCTTAAATGAATAGTGAATGCGCGCCTGAACAGCGGTCATCACTTTAAGCTGGCGCTCTAGGATGGCCAGCGTGGTGCCAACGGGTGAATTGGCAGACATATCGGCAACTTGAATGTCAGCTGCCGAGGCAAACTTGCGGCCTTCTTCTACGATCTTGTCTAACAGACCAGCCAACACTTGTGACGGCTCTTTGTACGGCAGAGCCATGATGTTCTCTGCAATAGTCCCACTTGGTACGTCAACATCGCGCCACTCAGCTGGGCCAATTGGGGTATCGTCACCTTTTACCCTGAGTCCTCGGGTCTTAAAGCCGCCGGGCAAGTTGGCCAGTGTCCCTGCATCTACCAATTGACGCAGAATAGACGTACCAGACTTTGCAAATGCGCCAACAAGGTGAATCAGACCAAAACAATAGAATCCAAAGCCTGGAACGTAGCCATAGTGGACGTAATGTTGACGTTTGGTGTGGAGTTTGTCGCCTTGCTTCCAGTTTCTGCGAATAGCCAAGCACTTCATGCTTCCGTATTCAACGGTCACGATGTAAGGTAAGGCAATTCCCGTAGGTTCTCCGTCTTTATCGGTATGCTCGTAGCCTTCAAGGTCAAGCTCTACGTTCATCTCAAGGATTTTGTAGCGGTCATCCGACAAAGCGCGGAATCCCATCTTCTCGGCGATCTTTTTCTCTACCTCATCCAGCGTGTTGTTGGGCTCTCCAAGGTCAATGTCGGCATAGAATCCAGCAACCTGTAACTTGCGTAATTCATTCTCCGTTTTTCGCATAACGTGCGTAACGCGAGGGGACGTTTGAATGTCGGACGCGCCGTAAGGCACAACCAGATCTTCAGCCGGGACGAATATTGATGTTTGTCTGTCAAAACTTGGATCAAAGTAGACTTTCTTAAAGGCGTTACCTGAAAGGCCAAGACCCCAGACCATTCTTTCGTGCTCTGGGCGGAACTCCGTCATCACATCTGTCAGTTGATAGTTCATATCATCCTGTACACGGGTGGCGGCGTCTTTTTTCTCGGGGGTTTCTTTGCCAATGATCTGAGTCTTCACCGGGCCTGCGGCGGGAAACGTGCTCATCATAATTTCAGCTTGGAATTTGACCAAAGCTTCGGACAGGAGAGGGTGGTAAACACCGCAAGCACCAATCCAAGGGTCAGCGCGCTCTTCAATCTTCATGCCTAAGAGCTCTAAACCGTCTACATAGGTTTGCATCCAGTCTTTGCGGGAGTTGACGTCATCGTCATAGTCACCAATCAGGTCAGTTACGATCCCAGTAACTACTGATTCATCTAAATAGTCTACTAAGTTGGCGTCAAAATCGTCTTCTTCACTGCCATCAATCTTAATTTCCATATCACCCATGTTAATTGTGACCTCTTCAGGGTCAACAATCTCAATTTCAATGCCGCCGTCTTCTTCAGTCTCGGGCATTAGGGACTCAATACCCTCTGGCGCAGCGTAAAGTGATTTTTCAATGGACATATGTATCCTTAATAGTAAGAAACTTTGCGTCTAAACGAGCGAACTTCGTCCTCTTCGTCCGTCTGCAAGCGTATAAACCCGCCTTTTCTGAACCTTATCAGAGCCTGCGTAGATGAGTCAACTAAGTCATCATGGTCTGAGTTGGGGAATGCAGCCATCTCTTCCATCAACTCATCAGCCCAGCGCGTAGCTGGCGCCCAAACCTTACCACTGGCAAATAAATCAGATACAGAATTGATCCTCACCATCTTATCATTACCCCTAGATGGCGTAAACTCTTGAACAGGTATTCCCATCGCCCGTAATTCATAAATCAACGGCGCTCCTGACGCCTTGGCCTCAACAATAAACGCATCTGGCTCCCACTCTTTATAGTGGTTAAAAGCTTTCTCTTTTAACTCTGGGAATTCCATACGCTTTTTAAACGCATCCAACAGAATAATATTTGCGTCATTCTGGTTCTCGTTTAGATAGAAAACCCCCCAAGTCGTACAGGCGGAATAATCGGATCTTTCGTTCTTTGTGAATGCCGTATCCCAAGACTGGATCACAAACTCACACTTAGGTGGGTCTTCGTTTGTCCATTCTTTCCACCACTCCCTCTTAACAATCGCACCTTGCTCTGACGTAGGGCTCTGTTGGTACTGGGCGTTCCACTTGGCGGCAGGCAGTTCAGACTGTAGGGCATGGAGTTCTTCTAGGCTCCAAAACTCTGGCCATAGGGGGTTTCCACTCGGGAGAATCGCAGGGAAGTCAATCACTTCCCAATCATCGTTACCGTCTTTGTCCATAGAAGCTTGAAGGATCCTTCCGGTGAGATCCCTTTTAGCCCAGCGTGTCATTACAACAACAATCGCACCTCCAGGCTGGAGTCGTTGCCGAGGCCCAGATGTGTACCACTCGTAGACTTTATCAAAAACAGTAGGATCTCCTGCGGCCAAGGCGGCCTCTTGTTCGGAGTGGGGATCATCAATGATTAAGAGGTCAGCACCTTTACCCGTCACTGTACCGCCTACACCAATAGCAAAATACTCTCCGTTTTTATTTGTAGACCAACGGCCAGCGGCTTTACTGTCAGACCTTAAATTAACATTGGGGAATATCTTAGAGTACGGTTCACTGGCTACTAAGTTACGAACCTTACGGCCAAAGCCCACCGCGAGCTCTGCGGTGTTCGAACACTGGATGATCTTCTTACTAGGATCTCTTCCCAGAAACCACGCCGGTAGCATATAGGATGCAAACTCAGACTTTGTATGTCGGGGAGGCATATTGATGATAAGCCTCTTTATCTTCCCAGTGGCAATCTCTTCGAACTTCTTAGCCATTACCTTATGATGTCTCCCATCAATAAACCCCGGCCACATGGCGTGGGCAAACTTATTGAAATCATCAAAGGCTTCTTCTCGTTGTTGGCTGGCTTCTAGGGCGTCTAAGTCGTCAAGGTAGGCGGCTTGTTCGTTAGAAGGCATCGCAAAGAAAGTAACGGCGGCATCTTCTGCCTCAGTCTTGGGTAAGTTAAGAGCAAACATCACCCTCCTGATAAACAGGTCAACTTCTTCCTGCTTTTCTAACTGTTGTTTTTTATTCAAGGAAGGTTCCTAAGTTTTAAATAAGACGGGCGCACACTACGTGCCGAGTTCTTAGCCCGCCTGCATATCCCTAAGTCACAGAGCTTCTTCACCACCCTATGAACATTACCCCGCCCTCTATCCCCAGTATGAAACATGATGTCATCTATAGAAGGCCCATAACCAAACTTCTTCCAATACTCATCTATCACAAGGAACACAGTTCTTTGCTTCTCAGTCATACAAGCCCCTATACACGCCTCTAACGTTTGTTTAATCGTTTCTCTATTCTTATGTATCATTGTAAGAAATCAGTAAGTTTGATATTAACAGCTGTTAATATGCCCCCCACCCCTTTTTGTACAGGAAACACATAG